ATTCCACCGGTGAGAGCGTGTACCAAAGGTGAGTGACATATGACAGATCCAACGCCTACAGAGACGGAAGATTCTGCCCATACAGAAGCCGCCCCAAACTGGCGTCGAGAACTTGAAGCACGCGCTAAACGTGCCGATGAACTCGAAACCGAACTGGGTGCTTTGAAACGCCGCGAAGTGTTCCGTGACGCCGGCCTGAATGTCTCCGACAAGATGACCGACTATTTCATGCGGGGCTACGAAGGCGATCTGACTGTTGAGGCGATAACCGCTGAAGCCGCATCTGCGGGTTTAACGGCTGAACGCCAACCGGAAGACCCAGCCGTTAATGCTGGTGCTGGCGGTGAACAGAGGATTGCTGCTGCGGCCGACGACGCAGGCCCGGTCACCGACCCCGATTTGAACACGCTTATTCGTCAAACCACGAACGAAGCCGAGTTGAGGACGTTGATCGAAGCTAACGGCGGTACGTGGGGTGCAGCAGTCTAAGTCTCGCATGTAGGCCATACCTGGGGAGATCCAGATGGCTAATGTACTTACACAACAGTCCTCGGTGGCATCCGACACGACTGCGTTTGAACAGTTGGCATATTTCGCTTTGCGTTCACAGCCGATGTTCGAGATGGCAGCCGATGTCAAGACGACCGCCCAAACCCATAACGGGGCTTCGGTCCAGTTCAACATTTACGCCGATCTCGCGAAGGCCACTACGGCCCTGACCGAGACTGCCGATGTGGACTCGATCGCCCTGTCTGATAGCACCGTAACGGTGACCCTTGTCGAGCAGGGCAACGCAGTCATCACGACCGCGAAGCTTCGTGGCACTTCGTNCTTGAATGTGGACGCTGACGCTGCGAACATTGTCGGCTACAACATGGTTGATTCGATCGACGACATTGTGCGTGCGGTCCTTGTCGGCGGCACGAATGTCGCCTACGCCGGGTCTGCTACGTCAACTGCGACCGTCGCTGCGACCGACCTGTTCACCGCCGCCGATGGCCGCAAGGGCGTAGCGAACCTGCGTTCCGCTTCGGTGATGCCTTATGAGGCTTCGTCCTACATGGGGTTCATCCATCCCGACGTGTCGTACGATCTTCGCGACGACACTGCGGTGACCGACATCATCCAGTACCAGATCCGTCAGGACGGCGCTGCGGTCCGTAAGGGCAGCATCGGAACGTTCGGCGGTGTCGAATGGATCGAAACGCCACGTCTGACCATCCAGGCCGACGCTGGTGTGACGACCACCGACGTGTACCATACGATGATCTGCGGCAAGCAGGGACTCGCTAAGGCGCATTCTCGTGCCGCCGGGTTCGGTGCCGATCCGTCGATCGTGCATGGCCCGGTCGTGGATTCGTTGCGCCGGTTCCAGCCGGTCGGCTGGTACCATCTCGTCGGATACAGCCGCTTCCGTGAAGCAGCCTTGTATCGTGTCGAGTCGGCTTCCAGCATCGGAGCTAACTGATCCCTTGTAGGGTGATGTAGGCTAGTTCCGGGGTCAGAGTGTCCATCCTCTGGCCCCGGAACGGGTCGATCTGATTGGAGTTGCGATGGCAGCTAATTATCCTACGAGTCTCGATGACGCTAACGGTGTTGGTTCCGGCACGGGGCCTGTCCCGGCTACGACCGATACGACTGATTCTCCGTCGCACGCTGCGTTGCATCAGAAGACTGGTGATGCTGTTGTTGCTGTTGAGACGAAGATTGGTACGGGTTCGTCTACGCCGACGGCTGGGACGGTGTTGACTGGTGACGGGTCTGGTACGTCGTCGTGGGGTGCGTCTGACAAGATGACCGAACAGTTCGTCACGTTTGTCAAGTCCGGCGATCTCGCGACCGGCACGGGGACGTTCCGGTTTTACGCCCAGTATGCGTTGACGTTGAAAGAGATGGAGATTTCGGTTGCTACCGCTCCGACCGGGGCCACAATTCTGGCAGATCTGAACAAGAACGGTACGACGGTGTTCTCAACACAGTCGAATCGTCCTACGGTTGCGGTTTCGGGGAATGTTGGTTCGACGACGACGTTCAATACGGCGACGTTGGCTGACGGCGATTATCTCACTGTGGATATTGACCAGGTTGGTTCGACTGTTGCGGGGGCTGATCTGGTTGTCGTGATTCGTTATGACAGGACTGCGTGATGGCCGAGTTTGCCGTGTTCAACACGGACCAAATAGACCTTAATGCGAGCGTTGAAGTCAGTACATCCATGCCGAAACGTGGCGATGTTGTAGAGGTTCAACGTGACGGGTTCGTATGGGGACGTGAAGAATCCAAGAGTCAATGGGTGTCAGAAGGACGAGACCCTGCTTCATGGAAGGGGTTGCTGTACGTTGTCAAGGTTCCGGGAATGCCACTTAGAGGCTTGAGAGACAAGGCTGTCCTACATGCTGATCGCTCTGTCAATGTTGACGATCCGATATTCGGCAACGATGGTGTCGACGCAACCACTCGTATCACTACACACAGGTATCAGTGGCGTATAAATCTAGCCTTGCTATCTCCTGCTGAAATAGCCGAACTAGAGGACGCGGGCCAGATCACGTTAACCACCGCCCGCTTCAGAAGGGTGATGGACAACAAGCAGACTCGTGAAACCTTCGATCGAGCGGAACCCCAAAGGCAAGGGGAGACAACGCACCGTTGCAGAACGTGAGGAGCGTCCCTAAATGGCTGACCAAACTAAGACAGTTATTGCCGGTGGCGGCGGTGATTANACTACGATTCAAGCTGCTCTGAATGCCGCTGATGTTACGTCAGGGTTCTGGAAGATCGTCATCTCAGACAATTCTACGTACAACGAAGCGCTCACGCTCACGTCAGTTACCGGCACCCCAACAGCCTCCAACTATGTTTGGCTGACCGTAGCAGCCTCCAATCGACACACTGGAGTTTTCACTGGTACTCACGCCATTCTTGGCAATACTGGTTCGAGTACCGGTTTCACACTTGAAGGTGTGTCATACACAAGAGTGGAGTACATGCATTTCCGTCGCACTGGTGGCAGTGCCAGTGCTGGACATGAGATAACCACCGGGTCTTTTTGGAATGGCTCATCCTACATTGATGCTCAAAATACGGTGCTATCGCATTGTTTGTTTGGCGTGAACAGTCCGAACCTACACGGGCACTCTGGCATAAGTACTCATTCTGATGCGTCGTATACAACTACCAGTATTTCGATAGATAATTGTGAGATAGTTGGTAACTACTTCAACAATATGACTGTTGGCAACGCTAATGGCGGTACGACAACAATAAATCTCGATAGTTGCATCTTCGCCAATAGCTATCGCAATACAACGGGCGCATTGTATGACAACTTTAATATTGTTAATAATTCCGCTCCCGACACAGCGACACTAAATGTCTATAATTGCGCATTTGCACACGGGAATACTGGAACCGATACTCGAACCGTAAAGCTCGATGCGACTTCTGGGACAATCACAGTTAACGGATCAAACAATCTACGCTCAAACGGTAGCTTCACAAAACTCGGCTCTGTCACTGACAACACGACCTCTTGGCAGGTAGCTACCTCTGGCGTAACGAGCACGAGCAAGTCATCTGGATCATGGTATGTGGTAGTAGATGGCTCATCCGACGCTGACACTGGCGATTTCACGCTCCTTGACTCTGGGGCAGGGAACCTTGCCGCCAAGAATGGTGTTGATCGAATCGGCTCAGAGCCAGACTCTCGGCAGGATTTCTCACTCGACCTTGCAGGCAATACAAGACCAACCACCAATGTGGACATTGGTGCGTTTCAGGTCTCGCTTGCTGGGGGAAACGCTGATGGCTGGGGTCGAATCCCATGCTTCTAAAGGAGAAACCATGACAGACCTATGGAAACGTGCCCAAACCGTAGCCACCGCAGCCGTCACCTGGCTGACCATCGCAGCGGTGGTCGTGCAGGCTGTTGTTGCTGAGGTTGGCGGCGACTGGCCGATGGTCGCAGAGTACGGTGCGAGAGCACTTGTGGTGATTGGTTCTGCTACGGC